GTGGCGTCTCTGCACCTCGGCCTCGCTCGCCATGGGAGCCCCAGCGGCTACGTGCTTGGCGGCTGCGGCTGCAAAGTTGGCGGCCTTCTGCATCAAGGTCGGGACGGTCTTCGCCATCGGGTACGCCGGGTGCGTCTCGTCCACGGTGATCGTGTCGCCGTCCTCGCTGACGATGCACGCACGCACGGCGTCGAGCGTTGTGCCACGCTGGCGGCATCGGTTTTCAAAAGCGGCGCGGCGGCCAGTAATCATGGGAACTCGTTGCAGTCGATGGTGGGCTCGAGGAAGTCGCTGTCAGGGTCGTTTGGACAAGCAACGCCACCGCACGCAGCAGACTCGCCACCGGTCGCACCGCCGCCGTAGGTTTGCAGGGATTCAAAAGGGCCGTTGGTCGTTGCGGTGCCGGTAATGTCAGTGAGCACCCCGTCCTCGCACTGATACAAAGTCCACTTCTCTCGGGTTGTTCCGGCGTAGGAATACGCACCGGGAAACCCGAGGCTGCCTGCTGCGACGGTGCACTCGTTCAGAGCTCGCCACCAAAACCAATCGCAGTCTCCCAGTATTTCTGGATACCCTTCGGCGTACTCAACGCCAGCGGGGCCGTCGCTGCCCATTAAAAGTGCCTCCTTCCTGTAGCCTTGAAGGATAGAAACGCTTGATCCGTCAAGGCAGGACTCCCGTGAGTCCTCTTGCAACGACTGCGAAATGTCGCAGTTCGCGCACGAGCATGGTTCCGGTTCGCAGCACGGGCAAACCATCACGGCACCCGTATGCGTAGGAACGTGGCGGTGACCGTGCCGGTGATGAACGTGACGCTCGACATACCCGAGGCAAAGACAGCGGTGGCAGTGCCGGATGCCACCTGCACGCTGGCAGTCGAGACGCTGACGCTCTGCACGGCCGTCGCCGTGCCGCTGGACTTGGTGACGCCGACAGTGATTGAGCAGTCAGCGGTGTTTAGCGACGCCGTGACGGAAACGTCAGACAGGAACGTGATCGTTGCAGTGTTCGCCGTGACACCTGACACAACCGTGGCATTGGCTGTGCCGGTCACGTAAGTGGCCGTAGACGTGCCCGTGGCGAAAGATGCCGTGGCCGTCTGCGTGCCGAATACCGCCGTGCGTGCCTCCAACTTCGGCACGACCAGCCACCAGTTCGTTCCCTCACGCCCGACGATGCAGTCCTCGTTGACGTAGCCCGTGAGCGTGATCGGCCACGACAGGTTGACCACGTTGGCCGTGGCCGTCGGCACGTACTTGAACGTGACGATCTTGCTGCTGCCAATCGGCCACGCACCCGAGAACGTCGCCGCCCGTACCTGTTTTGGTGGCCGGTCATCTACGAACCGCCTAGCGAACCTGAGCGGCTCGCCTGCTGGCACTGCTGTTTCAGCGGCGCGCACAACACGCGCAACTCTTTCCGCGCTCTCACGAGTGAACTGGACTGCGTCGAGCGGGCCTTTCTGTCGTGCCATTTTCAGTCAGGCGGTTCGCCAAAAAGATCGGTAAAGTCAGAGACTTGGTTCACTCGTCGTTGCAAGAGTACTGGCAAGCCAAATGTTTGTTGACCGCTGCCGTTGAGACCCACCGGGCTCGCCGAGGCGACCCACTCTGCGTTTTTTTCGTCGAACACCATCGCTCGTTGCTTGACGCTGCCGTTGAGAAAGTTCCACCCAACGTCAGGCAGTTGCAGAATCCAAGTTGTCTGGCGGTACAGCAGGTCGATTGATGTCGCCCAGTATCTGTACGTCTGGTCGTTGAAATACTCGATTGTGTAGACCGCCGAAACGCCAGCCACTTTCCATGTGTACTGAGGCGCACCGGCATAATCCGCCCCGTTGATGGTGTTTGTTGCCTCCACCTGCGCCATCGGAAACTCGCCGACGTTGGCCTTGATGCTCGCCTTGACCATCGCCTCGTCCGTCACAAGCCCTTCAAAAAAATCATACGCAGAGTTGGTCAACGCACGTACATCGTTGTTGCCAGCACCGTGGTAGTAGTACAGGGCAGGAAAGTTCGCGCCGTACGATTCAAACGCCCAGATGGGGTCGCGTTGTGTTGGCGTCTCTGTCTCAGCGTCGCTGATCGTTCCGTACTCGCCGACAACTTCAACGTGGTACGGGCTGTCGTTGAATCGCTCATTGATTTGCAGTCTGCGCAACTTGAGCGATGACCACGTCGGATGCAACGCACCCCAGCCAGCGATACCTAACTCCGTCAGAACATCGCGCTCGTCAAGTGCGTCGTTTTGTAGCGTTGTGTCTGCGAGAGTGCAGACCCATCGCCGGGTAGCTGTCGGCCGCTCGCCAATCGAGAAGTCGGACGACCGAGCAAGTTCGTGAACCCTCTGGATTCCCACTAGCGTGCCTCGCCAAAGCTTGAGTATCCGACGATAGCGACCGGCTGGTTAAAGTAGTTCGACGCTGCCTGCGCAATGCCGAGAGAAATCCGCTCGAGCAACTTGGTCTGCAATCGCGACTGAATCAGTGCGGGGTCTTGGGCGTTGGCGGCGAGGTTCAGCACCAGGGCGGCACCCTCAGCGGTGCGGATGTCGCTCCCCGTGATGGTCTGCGAACCGAGCGTGTTCAGTTTCGTGAGCCGCTCTTCCTGCCGCTTGGCTTCGGCCTCGGCGGCCTTTTGCTGCTCCTCAAGCACCTTCTGCTGGTACTTAAAGATTTCTTCCTGCACTCGCTGCTGCTCTTTGGCGGCGGCCTCGGCGGCTTGCTGCTGCTGCCGCTGGTACTCCTCCTGCGCTCGCAGTGCTTCTTCCTGCTGCCGCTTCTCCGCAGCAAAGCGCTCCTCGGCGGCCTGAGCCTTGAGCTTCTCAACCTCTTCGATGTTGCGAATCTCGTTGTTGAACAGTTCCTGCTGCCTGGCCACCTCGGCGTCGAACGCCTCTTGGTTCAGGATCCCGGCCGATGCCTGCTCTTGGGCAGCGGCGATGCCTTCCTGCAGACGTAAGGCAGCGTCAAAGCCCGCCTGGCCGAACTCCTGAGACTTGGCGATTAGGGCGTTGATGTTCTCGTCAACCGCTTGGAACGCAGCCTGGAAGCCCTGGCCGAAGCCCTGCTCCAAGGCCAACTGCTGGTCTTGGAGTTTGCCCTGCAACTGGTCGAGCTCGCCTTGGCGAGCGGCAGCGGCGTCAGCCTCGGCGACGTTGTTGGCCTCTCGTGCTGCGGCCAGCTGCTCCGACACCCTCGCCTGCTCACGCTGCACGACCAGCAAGTCCTGCTCGATGCGTGCCGCCTCGTCGTTGGTCTGCAGCAGCTGGTCGAGCCGCTTACCGTCTGCGTCGGCCTGGGCCTGTGCAGCGTCGGCAGCCTCCTGCCGCAGTTGCCGCTCCTTGGTAATCTCTCCGTTCAGCCGCTCCATGAATCCGTTCATGATCTCGATCTGGTCGGCAGTCAGTTCGCCCTCCGCAGCCATCTGTGAGAACGTGGCCAGCGTTGCCTGCGACTGCTGCAGGAACTCAGACGCGCCGCCCTCGGCCGTGGACAGGAACTGGTCAAGCTCAGCAGTGGCTGAGGCCAGGTTGGCCTGCACCTGCACTTCGGGCAGGCGGGCGTTCTGGATCTCGGCTCGCAGCCCGGCGAGGAACTGCGAGGCGGCACCTTGGCCTGCCTGCTGTGCGTTGCCGTCGCCACCCGTGAAGATGCTGTTGAACGTCTCGGCAGCGTTGGCTGCGGCGGCCTCCATCTCACGGGAGTTTCTTTCCGTGGACTCCATGCCGGCGTCCACCAACGCTCGGCCGTACTCCTCCAGGTCGGAGTCCACGAAACTGCCGAGCCCTTCAAGCACCTTGCCGAAGCCGACAATGAGTGCGTCGATGCCCAACTGCAAGACGTTGAACACCACACGGAAGGCTTCAGAGACACTGAGCAGCACTTTGGACGTGACATCGAACACGTCGGCCGCAAATGCGAACACCTCGCCAAGGTTGCCAAACTCCTCCACGAACTTGTCGAAGATGGCGGCGAAATAGGACGCACCCTCGAGCAGCACGTCAGTGATGGCATTGGCAATGCCGGTGCCGCCGGTGCCTTGTGCTCCGCTCCACTCCTCGACGAATCGCAGAAACTCGTTGGTTACAGCCGTCACGGCCGGCGCGAGGTTGCCAATGACTTGGCCCACGATGCCGTTGATGGTTGCAGCCACCAAGTCAAAAGCGTCGTTCATGTCGCCGACGTTGTTGACTTGCGTTTCGCTGATGATGATGCCGAGCCGCTCGGCACGGGCCTGCAGTTCTTCAATGCTGGCCGCCCCTTCACGAAACAGCGGAGCCAGGGCGGCGCCCTGCTCGCCGAAGATGGCGACAGCGGCGGCAGCACGGTCAGCGGCCGTCGGCAGCTGAGAGATAGCCTGCCCGATCTCTGAGAACTGCTGCTCTGGCGACAACGCCCGCAGTTCCGCCAGCGACAGGTTGATGCCCTTGAGAGCCTTGTCGAGTGCGTCGCCAGGCGTAGCTTTGCCGATGTTCACAGCCAGCCGCTGCACGGCGGTGCCGAACTGCTCGGTGTCCACGCCGGCGAGCTTCGCCGCAAGCGAGTAGCCCTGAAGGGCCTCGATGCCAATGCCTGTCCGTGCAGACAGGTCGTTAAAGGCGTCCGTGCTTTGGGCAATGTTTGCCACGAGCGACGTGACTCGGTTAGCCACGTCACGGAACACGTTGGCGATTGCCTGGACTCCGTCCACGAACAGCCTGCCGAGCTCGATGCCGGCGAGGATCTTCGTGTTGCGAGCCAGTGACTCCAGGCTGGTGTCGGCCTTCTTGGCGTTGTCGCTCGTCTTGTCGAGATCCCGCTGGGCCTTCTCCAGGGCTCGGTTGTACGTCTCCTGCGAGATGCGGCCGGCACGCAGCTGGTCGTTAAGCTCGTCAACCGCCTGCGTGTACCGCTCCTGCGGGCTGATGTTCGCACGGGTGATCTCAGACGCACGCTGCAGGAGTTTGGTTTCCTTCTCAATCTCCTTGCCTAGGTTGGCATACGCTTCGGCAAACTGCTTGGCGTTGATCTCGCCGCCCTGCAGCTGCGTCACGAGAGCGTCGAAACTTGCAGCCGCAGCACGCTGAGCGTTGGCCGCCGCTTCACTGCTTCCGGCGAACTGGTCAAAAACGCTCGTGAGCTTGTCGGCGTTCTGCCCCAACTTCTCAAGCGCCCGCTCGGCCGGCGTAAGGTTCTTCACCACGCCAGAGGCGTCGGCGGAAACCTTCATCGCAAGTGAGAGGATGTTGGCCATGGCTGCTACTGCTCAAAGATGCCGGCGAGCTTTGCGAGCTCTCGGGCCATCTCCTCTGATGTCTGCGGTGGCTTCTCGGTCGGAACGAAATCGGACGCCTTCGGTGCTTTGCCTTTCTCGCTGTACGGTGCGAGCACGGCACTGGTGAGCAAGCCTGTCTGCTGCCACGGATCCGGCAGAGCGTGGTAGTAGCGGGTGAAGGCC